TTAGCCGGTCTGTTTTCGGAGATAGGAGTCGAGCCGGTTGATCTTCTTTTTCTTAAATTTTTTATCAAGAGATGTATAGATGCCGAGGGTGACGCTGATGTCTTTATGGCCCATCTGATCGCGGGCGGTGAGGACATCGACACCGGCGAAGTACATCAGGGTGCAGAAGGTGTGCCGCAGCTGATGTGGGGTAAAGGGCTCGATGCGCATGGGCAGGCCGCCCGGGCGCTTTTTGCTTTCCGCACCGTTGTAGCCGTACTTCACGTTCAGGTCGGCCATGTAGCTGCTCCACAGTGTTTTCCATGCCTGCTCGGTCATGCGGCGGCCCTTTACCGTGTGCAGCACATACAGGCAGCCGTCCTGCTGGGTCTTGAGGTAGTCCACGAGGATGCGGGGGATATTGACCACCCGGCGGCCTGCTTCGGTCTTGGGCTTTTTGGTTTTCTTATCATGGAAGTTGTAGCCGCTATTGACCGTGATCGTGGCAGCGTCCAGATCAACGTCGGCCCAGGTGAGGGCGGTGGCTTCGCCGCGGCGCAGGCCGGAGTAAAGCAGCAGCATGGCAGCGCGCTGGGCGCGGTGGGGCGTTTCACGGATCCAGCGCTGCTGTTCTTCCGAGATGGGTTCACGGGGCTCGGGGTCGGCACCGGCAGGGCAGGTGGTCTTGACGATGGGGTTATACTGGACGATCTCAGGGATGGCCAGCTCATACGCGGCCTTTGCGCTGCTGCGCAGGTTGGACAGGGTGAAGTGGGACAGCGGCGGCTGGCCGTCGTGCCAGTCGGCCAGAGCGTTCAGCACCTTCTGAAAATCGGCCGTCCGCAGGTCGGCGGCGGGCTGCTCCAGCAGCGGACCCCAATGATTTTTGTTATCCTCGTAGCGGTCAAGGCTTTTCTGGCCGATGCCCTTGGCCTTTTTGGCTGCGATCAGGTTATCGTACAGGGTGGCAAGGGTGGCCTTGGCCTGCGCCGGGTCCATGCCTTTGCCCAGTGCTGCGCGGTAGGCTTCCGCTGCAGCGCGAGCTTCGCGGGCGGTGGTGCCATAAAAACTTTTGTATTTTGGCTTGCCGCTTTCATCCTTACCGATACAGACGCGATAGCGGTAACGGCCATCGGAACCTTTTTTGTTTGTCATGCAGCAAAACCTCCCGGCTTGCGCGCCCGGCCGGGAGGTGGTACAATAGACCCGGCAGGCGCAAAAAGATTTACCTTCGTTTTGTGTAAGCTTTCATTCAGCCCGGCGTTGCTCGTACCAGCGCCGGGCACCTTTTTTCAAAAACTCACGGCTTGCAGAAATCACAGGGCCGCGCTACAATCAAAGAGCGGAAACGCGATGGGTTGTAAGGCATTCATGATTACTCCTACTTATTCGGGCAACAGGCAGCAGAAGGTCCCCCGGCTGGAAACAGCCGGGGGATTTTCTGTTTGCAAAAAGAGCGCCCGGCGGGGCGCTCATGAATCAGAACAGATCGCTATGGGTACCGGTGCGGGTCAGATACAGGATCAGCGCAGCTCCTTCATCATCTCATCCACGTCGGTGTAGGTCTTGCCCAGAGTGGGGTCTGCCTTCATCTGCTTGACTTCACGGATCGCTTCCTGCGTTTCGGCATTGGGCACGTCGCCGCTGATCTCGAACGGAATACGGTTCTCCCGCACGGCCTTGCGGGCAAAAATATTGATAGCTGTGGTCATTGTCATGCCCATATCGGCGCAGAATGCTTCGAACTGCTTTTTAAGATTGGCATCCATACGGATGTTGATGTTTGCGGTATTGGCCATAGTATCACCTTCCTCATGCTCATTGTATTGCGATTTGCGCACAATGTCAACATGAAAGGAATGAATTTTACGTTAAATCGTTGAGCGATAAGAAACAACTAACAAAAAGGAGCGCCCAGCGGGGCGCTCCTGAAAAGAACGGTTATTTAGAAGGCACAGTTGCACGAATTTTCTTTTTGGATGGAACATAGTTTGGATCATATTTTTTACTTTTGCGTTCCAGTTTTTCAAAGTTGCAACATACCTTTTGGTACAGCGGAATCTTACGGCTGAGAGCTTTGCGGTATGTGGATTCTGCACGCTGGAGAATGAGATCGCGATTCTTGTTGCAATAGCTCAACTGATTTAACAAGAGCAGTTTATAATTCTCATTTTCGATACTCTGAATATCAAATTTGATTAAGCAAGAGGGAAGAACAGGGATCATATTATTGAAGCCCATCAGGCCGAGACGACCATCGTCGAGTTTCATAACAGGGCCGCCGCCTTTGATATTAACGTGATTGGGCTTAGGAGATTCAAGAGGAACGTAATAATCAACGCCGTTGATGGAGAGTACAATTCCAACATACGGACGCCGCTGCCCCTTATTGTATTGCACACGGGTGTCAATACTATGTAAATAGCTGATATAGTGTTCGTTAATGTGGTAAAATTGAAACTTCCCCATAATTCAGCTCCTTAATCCAAGAAGGTGCGGAACAGTAACCTGTCCCGCACCCTTTTTCATTCCTCACTATACGGCAGAGGTTCTCCGCTTTTTTCATTCTCTACTCACGGTAAGAGCTCACCGCTTTTTTAATTCCCCATTTTTTCATGGCAGGGAGGGGCTACCCTCTTTCAGCGGACAAGCAAAGACCAGCAGTCTTTTCATTGTCTTGGCAGGAATACGTTCCTGCAAGTCTATTATACGCTCGGTGAGCGGGTTTGTACACGAAAAAAATGTGAAAAGTTGCAAACGCAACAGAAAAACTAAAAATTAGGGCTTGACAAGCAATGAAAATTCAAAGGTTCTTCACAAACAAGACATGAATAAGCAGACTTAATAGGAACCTGCTGAAGGGTTGTGCTTTACCGCGCAGAACGGAGATAATCAATCAAATCATCTGTATCGACATCCGGGAACGTATAAAGGATGTCGTCAAGGAGATCGTACTCATTGATTTCGGGGTGCTGAGAAATATAGCCGTCAATATAGCCATGAATCCACCAACGGGCATAGGCGCGACCATATCCGGAAGCATACCCATCAGCATAAGATCCATCGTCAACAAATGACGGTGCGGCATTTTGCAGGCCTGCGGCTTCGCCGGCGCCGAAGCCATCAGAACGACCATCGGAGAAACCATGGCCATCTCCGTCGATATAGCCCTCTTCACAGGGGGTGAGGGTGTGAGATGCAGCGGCGCTGGAATTGGAAACGCCAGAGGAGGCCGAAGAACTGGAACCGTGCCCCAAAAGGACGTCGGCGGGGACGAAAGAAAAAACGGCATACCCAACGGCCAGCGCGAGAATGATGACGATCTCAAAGCCGTGCCAATGCCAGAACCGTCGCCAACGATCAGAACGGGGCTGCTTTTCACCCATAAAAATCACTCCTTTTTCTCAGTATAGAAGAAAAAGGCGGACAGGAAAAGAAAATTGAACCATTCTGTTGCTCATGCAACGTAAAAACGGCTCTTGTGCAGTGCACAGGAGCCGTTTTTTGTTAGGTTATGCGTCGGCGGCGAAGCCAGCGGAAGCTGATGCAGCGGCCTCCGCTTTTTTCTGCGCGAGAAGTTCCTGACGATATGCTTCGACTTCGGCGTCGATATCCAGCGGGTCGGGCTGCTGGGCGCTAAGTTCGGCAGCGACACCGTCCACATAGCGCAGGATCGCGTCCTGATCGGCGGGGCTGAGCTTGAGAAAGGCCGTGAGAATAGCGCGCTTGCGGTCATCCAGATGGTACTCAGCAGCCAGACGGTCCAGAACGGAATCCGCTGCGTCATCCAGCATCTGACCTTCACCGGTGCGCAGCCAGACCTCGGATACTCCGAATTCCCGGCAGATGGACTGAACGGTCTGATCGGTGGTTCCGTTGATACCCTTTTCGATTTTATTGACGGCAGATTTGCCTAATCCGATACGGGAACCGAACTGCTCCATGGTGAGTCCCTTGGACTTTCGGACTTGCTTGATACGGTCATTGATTTCAGACATAAAATTCACCTCCTTTTGCTGTCTGAACTTATTATAACACAAAAGTGTCGAAAATCAACAATTTAATAAAAATAACGCTTGACAAAGTGGATATAAGACACTATACTAAGAAAAGAAGGTGTACTGAGGACACTTTCGGAAAGAAATAAGACACGGAGGGAGACGATACCATGTCGGAACGCGAACAGAAGAGCCGGGAACTGATGGAGCAGCTGGAAAAGCTGCCGCCGAAGACACAGGAACGCATCGGCTACATGATCGAGGGCGCGCTGGTGCTGGCCGAGAGCCGCGAGACCCCGGAGCAGCCGAACAAGAGCGCATGAAGCGCGGGAGACGGTGGGCGCTGCTGATCGGGGCCATCGGGTCGGTGGTGTTTAACGTAGGATGGTGGATCGACTATCCGCCCATGGTGTTTGCCGGTGTGCTGTTGGCAGCAGCCGGGCTGGACCTATGGATGGAGAAATGAAAGGAGAAAAGCAATGACCGAGAATGAACACGCAGCGCTGTCCGGGCTGATTGAGCCGTGGAGCAACGCGGCCTGCATGGGCTACTGCCTGATGGCAATGCAGCAGGCAGGCGTGCCGGAGGTGATGCAGAAAAAGGTGCTGGTGTGCCTGGAAGAAAAGTTTGACTTTTACAGCCTGGAAGACGCCGAAAAGGCTGGATACAGGAAAACGGAGGATTGACAATGGAACGTTATGTGATCGTGATCCCGGCGGACGAGGAGCAGAAGGCACGGCTGCTGCCCTGCGACGACGGGGACACCTGCACACTGGAAACGCTGCAGGCGCTGGTGGGCGGGCCCATTGAGGCGGCCGACACCTGCCTGGCGGCCAGCTGGGCGCGGGAGGATGTGGACAGCATCCAGCTGATCGTGAACGAGGAAGGGCTGCTGCAGGAGCTGCCGTTCAACGAGCGGGCCACCAACCTGTATGAATTCCGGTACATGAGCGGCATTGTGGGCACGGCGGTGCTGATGGCGGCACAGGGCGACGAGCTGATCGGCTTTACAAAGCCGGTGTGCGAGACCATCTGCAGCGAGTGGGGTCTTGACCTGGCGGAGACAGGCGAAGAATGCCGCTTTCAGACCTTCAGCCCGGATTGAAAGGAGAAATAACCATGCGGAAGGCGCGAATCTATGATGCGCGGCAGCTGCCGGCATACCTGAGTCCGGCGCAGTATGCCGAGCTGATGGGTGTTACCCCGAAGACGGTGCAGAGGATGTGCCGCACAGGGCTTTTGCCGGCCGAAAAGGTGGGGCCGAAGCTATGGCGCATTGACAAGAACCGGGCACTGGAACAGGGAAAACTGAACCGGCCAAACAAAAAGCCCGCCGGTGCGCCAACACCGACGAGCCCAAAGGGTGATGGAATTTGAAAGCCCCATCGCCCTTAATGATATCACATCAGAAAGGATTTTACAAATGAAAGGTATTTTAGCTGAACCGGGCGCAGAGCCCGTTGTCACCATCTTGCCGGACAGCCTGTGGGCCATTGAGAACCGGCTGGGCACCCGCAGTGAGATGATCGTACTGCCCCGCACCCCGGCGGTACTGTTCGTGGGCCGGTACGATGGCCCCATCCAGCCCGCCAGTCTGCTGAACCGGACGTACCGGGGCCGTCAGCTTTACGGGCCCATCCTCTGCTACGGCTGGAAGGGCAACAACATCCAGCCCCTGAACAAGGCCCTGCAGGCTGAACTGCTGGACTGCCTCAAGGACGCGGAGGTGCGGGTATGACGGACTACACCATCAGCTGCAAGCTTTCCAACGAGACGGTTTATGCCTGTTACCGTGGCCGGTTCTGGCACTGGAACGGCAGCATTTGGAAAGAAAGCCGTATCATGACGCATAGATTTGAGTTGGCCAGAGCGGCAGACAAGAATCTGACCCCACAGGCATTCCTGACCAACGGCGCGGAGTTCGCCCCGTTGGATGAGTACGAAATCGACTGCGCAATGCTGGATGCATTGGAAAATGCCAAGCCCTGTAAGAACGCCCCGATTGAGCCGGTAAAGGAGGACCCCACATGCAAAACTGCCCCGAATGCGGATGCTGCTGCGATTACGGCAGAGTGTGCTGTGCCGAATGCCACGGCGGAAACGCCGACCACCTCGGAGAGCGCGGCGGATGCAAGCGAATCAGTCCCCGCTGCGTCTCCGCAGAGCTGCGAATCGGGCCCTGCCGCATCGGCGGAAGCTTCTTCTGCGTCTCTGCTATCGACAGCCCCGCAGGACAAGCCCCTGACCTTCATCCAGCAGGACAAATGCCCGAAGTTTGATTACTCCGGTTTGGCCGACCAGACGGTGGCTGACCTGCATCTGGCCGAAAAAGAATACCAGAACGGAAAGAAAATGGCTGCACGCGGCTATATCCGGATGGGTGAAGCGGTCGGGATCGCGCATGACGTGCTCGTCGCAAATTGCGACAAGCATAACAATCAGTACAGTGAGGATAACTTCCGGAAGTGGTGTCTGTCCATCGGCATCACGAAGGATACTGCCTACCGGCTGCTGAAGATCTCTTCAATGTTTGAAAGCAGCTCGCCCCGCCAGCGGGACATTCTGCAAGAGCTGCCGCCCTCTCTGCTGTATGCCGCCGCCAAGTCCAGTGCCCCGCCGGAGCTGGTGGAGCAGGTGAAAAGCGGTGACATCACTTCCTTCTAAGAGCATCAGGAGCGCGGGGCATGAGCGCCAAAACAAAAAGCCCGCCGGTGCAGCGAACACCGGCGAGCTTTGATGGAGTGACAATTTGGAGAAATCGTCACCCCGATAATATCACAAAATCGGAGGTTTTACAATGAAAAAACTGCATGTGAAGCTGACCTTCACCGAGCCGGTGTTGGGCACCTGGCCTTCGAACCAGAACATTGCCCGGGAATTTATCGCCAGCAAGTCGCCGGATGCGGCCAGCATCGAGGACGAAGTGGCCGCGCTGGGCGCGGACGCGGTGGCGGACAAAGGCATGACCGTGTTCCCCCGAGATGCCGAGGGTCGGCCGGTGCTGTATGACTACCAGGTCAAAGGTTTCTTTAAAGACAGCTGCGGCATGCTTGCTCGTATCGGAGGAAAAACCGAGACCGGAAAAAAGCGGGCCGTGAACGAGAGCGGCAAGATTTCGGCGTACAAAAAGGTGATTGACGGCTTGGTCTTCGTTTCGCCCCGCATGATCCCTATCGAGGTGAACGGCGCGGTGCGGGACTGCCAGCGGCCGCTGCGGGCCCAGACCGCCCAAGGCGAGCGGGTGAGCCTGGCGAACAGCGAGGAAATCCCTGCAGGCAGCCGGTGCGAGTTTGATGTGCTGTGCATGGACGACAGCCACGAAGCCGCCGTGCGGGAATGGCTGAGTTACGGTGCGCTGCGGGGCATTGGCCAGTGGCGCAACAGCGGAAAGGGCCGGTTTACATACACCGCATACGAAGTGAAAGCCTGAGAGCAAGGGCATGGCATTGACGGCCCTGATTCGCGGAGGCGGTGCGATGCATGGCATGGAAAAGCAGCGGGAAGCGGTGGCAAGGCGAGGTGGTGAACGCCTTGCAAAGCTGAGCAAAGGAACTGCAAAGCAAGGCGACGCGAAGCGGAGGCATAGCATGGGTTAGCAGCGCAACGGCAAGGCTATGCTTAGCGTCGAGTGCATTGCAAAGGAATGGCAGAGCGAAGAAATGCCGCGCATAGCGCAGCGAAGGCAATGCAGAGGCGTGCGTCGCAATGGCAAAGCAAGACGTTGTGGTGAAAAGCAACGGAATAGCGACGAACCGCTTTGAGAAGAAAAGCAACGGAAATGCAAAGAACGTTGTTGAAAAGCAAGGGAGCAGAAAGAACAGGAGGTTTTGACAATGCGGAAATGGAACGGATGGGCCATGCTGGCGGCGGGCGCCGGGGCGCTGTGGCTGGGCGGCAAGCTGATCGGGCTGGCAGAGGCGGGCATCACGCTGGCGCTGATGGCCTTTGGCGGCATGGGCCCGGGCGCGGCCGCCACGCGGGCACCGCTGATCTTATGGGCGGTGCTGTGCACGCTGGCAGGGGTGGGGCTGTACGCCTGGAACTGCCGGCAGGAGAACCGGCAGTTCGAAGCTGCGGCCCGGCGGCAGCAGGCAGACGAAGCGGCCGCCAAGACCATGGACAAGCGCGGCCGCCGGAGAAAGGCGGGCTGACGCCATGGGCCTGAAAAAGTACCGGGTGCATGTGGAGCTGAGCAAGCAGCTGCCGCAGACGAACAGCCTTTACACCCTGTGTATGACCTACATCGTGCGGGCCGCCACGAAGGTGGACGCAAAGCTCAAGGGCGAATTTGCGGCGAAGGTGGAGAACCCCACCTGCCGCGCGAAAGCCTACCATGTGGAGGAACTGCCGTGAAACCTGTAAATCTGACCCCGGACGAGGAAGAAATCTGGGACCGAGTGGACACCTTTGGCAACGAGCTGGTGCGGGACATGGGCGCGGCCCTGCTGCAGGTGGACCAGCTGCCGGAGTGGATGAAGGAAACGGCGGTGAACCATTTATGCAGCAAGCTGGCCGAAGCCAGAGCGCTGGCGTGCAGCTGGATGAACGACCGCGGCGAGCCGTGAAAGGAGAGAACATGACCTTAGAGGACTACAAGGCCCGGATGGCCCAGGAGCTGGAAAAGCTGGACTGGCAGCACCCGGGCGACAAGGAGAGCGGCGCTTACCGGCTTTTGAGCGAAGCGGGCCGGGACAAGCAGCTGGGCACGCAGGACTGGATCGTGTTATACAACCAGTACCGGGAAGGGGTGAAGCGGACATGAAACGGAACATGAGCCTGAGCCAGGAGCTGGACCTGACGCGGGACGGCACGGCCGAGATGACCCGGTGGTGCATCATCATCGCGCTGCACCAGTGCTTCGGCGTGGGGAAGGACCGGCTGAACAAGATCGAGGCCCGGGCGGAAGCGCTGGCCTACGAAAGCCTGGACGTGGCCATGACGGCCAACGACAAAGGGATGCCCAGCACCGACCGCAGCCGTGCGCTGCGGGAAGGCTGGCTGCCGGAGGGCGTGGAACCGGAGTTCCGGGTGCCGGTGCTGCGCGCACCCCGCACCCGGCGGGAGCAGCAGCTGCGCATGGCGGGCGACGTGGCCGCCAGCATGGTGTGGACCATCTACGCCCGGGCCTGCATGGAGCTGCTGGGCTACAGCAGCAAGCGGCTGAACCGGCTGCGGGAAGAAACCCTGGCCAACTACCGGCAGGTGAACGAGGAAGGCCACGAAAGCCTGAGCTGGGCCATGGAACGGCTGCGCCGGTGCGCCGAGGACGCACTGAAGGAAGACATTACGATCGAGAACGTGCCGGACGAGGAGCGGGCAAAGCAGGCCGACCGGGACTACCAGGAGCAGAAAGCGGCGTTTATCCGGCGGAACATGGCAAAGGCGCTGGGGCACCGGGCGGCCCCGGCGGGGGCCAATGTGCTGGCGCCGGAGGTGATCCGGGAGAAAATCGACGCGGTGCTGCAGCAGCCGGGCATACCGGACAGCTGGGAGAGGAGACGGAAATGAGCAAAGACAAATGCAAAATGACCCGCAAACGGTTTGAAAAGCTGATGGCGGGAAGGCACGGCGTGCAGCTGCGCGAGGTGCACGACATGGTCAGCCGCGATATGGTGGACCACAAAAAGCGGCGGGAGGAAGCGTGGCAGACGGCAAAGCACCGGTACGCGCGCAGCGAAAGCGAGGCGAAGCAGGCATGACACTGGAAGAAGCCATGAAATACCGGGGCGAGACGGTGCGCTCGCTGGCGAAGGCGACCGAAACGGCACCGAGCTGTGTGAAGCGCTGGGTACAGCCCGGTGGGCTGGAACGGCTGAGCGCGGTGCGGCTGCAGCAGATCGCCAAGGCGCTGGACGGCGGGGTGCTCGTCACCGAAGACGGCTGCGAAGTGGAGCTGTACGGAGGGAAGGCAAGATGAGTGCACACTACGTCTACCGCCTGTACGACCCGAAGACCGGCGCGCTGCTGCACGAAGGCACCCCCACCGAGCTGGTGGCGGCGGGGCTGTTCCCGGACCGGGACCGGCTGCAGAGCGAGTACATGCGCCAGAAAAAGACCGTGAAAAAGCCGCGCATCTGGCGGATCGAGCGGGAAAAGCGGCCCCCGGCGGCCACAAAGACGCTGCTGCGGGAGGTGTGGGAGTACACCGCCTGGGATGCAGCGGGCAACCGGATGGCGAAGGGCACGGCGGCAGAACTGGTGGAGCAGGGATTTTTCGACTGCACCCAGATGGCGGCAAACTGGGCCCGGAAGGGCTGCTGCCCGGCGCGCGGCATTGCAAAGCTGACCCGGGAAAAGGTGCGGCGGAGCATCGTGCAGCGGAACGCGGCGGGGGCGAAGAAGCTCCCGAAGGCAGAGCAGCACCGGGCACCGACGTCGAAGCCGCAGAAAAAGGCGGCGAAGGGCGTGATCCCGAAGCTCAAGGACCCGGACGCGCTGCAGCTGGACGTGCACGCGCTGTGCGGGTACAACGCAGCGGCGCGGAAGCGGGGCCTGCCGGAGCTGAGCTACGGCGTGTGGGCCGCACGGGGAAAGCCGACGGTGCCCGAAGGGCCGGAGACGCCGCTATGATCACATGGTGCTGCAAGCCAGACTGCCCCGGACGACACCCGGCCTGCCACGGAACCTGCGAGAAGTACAAGGCGTGGGCCGCGCAGGTGAAAGCAGAAAAAGCCTACACGAAGAATGCCGTATACCGGGACAAGGTGAACCGGGGCGACTACGAAAAAGAAGGCTGGATGGCCCACAAAGGACAAAGAAAACAGCGAAAAAAATGACAGAAACGGCCCTCAGGCAATCAAGCCTGGGGGCTTTGGCGACAAAAGACAAGGCGTGCCGGGTGGTGTGCAGCGGATGGCTGCACTTTAGCCGGAATGGTTTGTCGGGCCCCGGAAGGGGCAGGACCTACCTTATTATAATGCGTGATTGCTCCAGGGCGTCCGGCGGGACGCTTTGGGGGGCTTGTATACCCGTTATTTCTGTGACGGTGATGATCATAGAAACGGAAAAACACAGGACGCTGACGACCAGCAGGAGGTGCCGGGATGCGAAGAAGCTACATCCGGGAAAAGAAATACCAGTGCGGTGATGCGTACATGACCGTGGGCATCTATGCGGTGACCGACCAGGAGCACCGGCAGCGGGGCAAGAAGCGCAAGGAGAGCGACCGGGGCCAGAAGGAGCGGAACAAGTACGCCAGCCTGCGCCGCAAACAGCGGAAGGTGCTGGCGAATTTTGACAGGGACGGCTTTTTCCTGAGCCACACATACAGCGACGATTTTTTGCCGGAGGACTTTGCGGCCTGCCGGAAGGACGTGGAGAACTACAAGCGGCGGGTGATCACGGCCACCCGCAAACGGTTTGGCGCGCCGAAGGAGAACATCCGCTTGATGCTGTGGGCGGTACGCAAAGGCGAAGCCGGGCGGCTGCACATGCATGGGTTTGCCCAGTGCCGGGGGCTGGATACAGCCCAGCGGAAGGAATGGCGCTATATGCTGGAAGATTTATGGCGTCGGCGGGTGCCGGGCACCGGCGAGTATGAGCCGCTGGGTACGCCGGATGCGAAGCGAATCGACATGAAAAAGCTGCTGGGCATTGACGGGCAGGGCAAAAACGGCACGGTGGGGTACATCTACGGCCACAAAGAGCGCAGCTGCATCGAGACGCGGAACCTGCGGCAGCCGGACGAGCTGGCCGCCTGCGACACCAAGTGGAGCCGGAAGCAGCTGCGCAAGGGCTGCACCGAGTGCGCGGAGAACGCCTACTGGTGGGAGCAACGGTTCCCGGGGTGGGAAGTGGTACAGGTGGCGGTGTATGACCCGCAGCAGCTGTACGAGACGGACAGGCCGCGGCCGGAGGGCTGGGAAAGCAGTGAACCGCAGGCGTATCTGATCCTGCGGCGGAGAGAGTTTGCGAAAGTTCGCACCTGACAGACAGGATTATTTTATTTTGCGCGCGCGGAAGGCGGTGGACGGGTGACAAAGCAGCAGAAAAAGGCGGTGCGCAAGGCGCTGCGGAAGTTTGACGGCAGCGGGCAGTGGGCAGGTGTGCTGGGCCGGGTGCGGGACTACTATGCCAGGGAGGACCCGGTGTGCTGGGACCTGCTGCGGCTGCGGTACATCGAGGGCCGGAGCGAGTGGGACGTGGTGGGGCTGCTGCACATCGGGCGGACGACCTACTACCACAAGGAGCTGGAGGCGCTTTCCACCGTGGCGGTGTATGCGGCGGCGGCGGGGCTGATCTGAACAGGCTGGACACGAATGTGTGCGGCCTGTTTGTGCTGCAACGACGACGACCGCCGCCAGCGGCGGAAACAGGAAGGAGTTGTTGGGGCAGTGTTCTGATTTTTCAAAGCGCCGTAAGGCCGCTGAAGAAAAACCAGCAAACACAACCCGTACTCGCCGCGCGAGACCGCTGAAAAAAGTCCGTAGTTTTTTTGCAGACAGAAACGTGATAGGCTGGAAGCAAAGCACGGGAAGGAGGGCCGGGAATGGCGACGCGCAGATACTGCAAGAACACGGTGCCCGGCCGACAGGGCCGGGGCAAGAAGTACCCGGCAAAGGTACGGGCGGACGTGGTGATGGCCATGATCGGCTCGAACTCCATCTGCGCGGTGGCCCGGAAGTACGGCGTGCCGGAAAGCACCATCCGCAGCTGGATGGCGGAGGAAGCCAAGCAGCCGGACGGGGCCTTTGCCCAGGCGCGGGCCGAAGCGGCGCGGGAGATCGCAGCGCGGGCAGCGCTGGGGGCCCGGGCCCAGGTGGGTTATCTGCAGCAGCGGGTGGCCGAGAACCAGCGGGCGGCGGACATCCGGGCAAAGCTGGAGCAGCGGCTGGACGAGGACGCCCGATCGCGGCGGTACGAGATCGGCGGGCTGCTGAAAAGCGAGGCGGAAGACCTGCAGGACGCAGCGGAGACCGGCCTTGTGGTGCGCAGCGCACCGGGGACCTACGACCGGCAGCTGAGCGACGAGGAACGGGACGAGCTGGCAAAGCAGCTGGAGCGGTACGAAGCGAAAGCCATGACCGACAAGGACGCGGCGAACATTGCGGCGGTGCTTTTGACGACGGCCGCCAACGCTGCGGCGCTGGTGCCCCGGGACGAAGGCAGCAGCCAGAGCGCGGCCCCGGCGGTGCTGATGGAAGGGCAGGAAGTGAGCGAACGGCAGGAGGTGGTGCTGGATGGCAGCGGAAACGTATAAGGGACGGCCCATCATCTGGCGGCCGCAGCCGAAGCAGGCCGCCTTCATGCGGCGCAGCGAGGACGAGGCCCTGTACGGCGGGGCCGCAGGCGGCGGCAAGAGCGACGCGCTGGTGATCGAGGCGCTGCGGCAGGTGGACATCCCACACTATCGCGGGCTGATCGTGCGCAAGACCTACCCGCAGCTGAGCGAGCTGATCGACAAGACCATGCAGTACTACAAGCCGGTCTTCCCGAAGGCGAAGTACAACGCGTCGAGCCATGTGTGGACCTTCCCCAGCGGGGCGAAAATCTACTTCGGCAGCATGTTCCGCACCCAGGACAAGTACAACTACCAGGGCAAGGCCTTTGATTTTATCGGGGTGGACGAGCTGACCCACTTTACCTGGGAGGAGTACAGCTACCTCATGAGCCGCAACCGCCCCACAGGCCCGGGCACGGTGGTGTACATGCGGGCCACGGCAAACCCCGGCGGCATCGGCCACGGATGGGTGAAGGCCCGGTTCATCACACCGGCACCACCGGGCACCCGCATGGTGCAGCTGGTGGACGTGAAGAAGCCGGACGGCACCGTGCAGCAGATGCGGCGCACGCGGGTGTTCATCCCGTCCACGGTGTTTGACAACAAAAAGCTGCTGGAGAATGACCCGGGATACCTGGGCACGCTGGCCAGCTTGCCGGAAGCGGAAAAGCAGGCGCTGCTCTACGGCGACTGGGACAGCTTTTCCGGCCAGGTGTTCACCGAATGGCGCAACGACCCGGACCACTACGAGGACCAGCGGTGGACCCACGTCATCAAGCCGTTCCGCATCCCGGCACACTGGCGCATCTGGCGCGGGTACGACTTCGGCTATGCAAAGCCTTTTTCCGTGGGCTGGTACGCGGCCGACGAGGAAGGGCGGCTTTACCGCATCAAGGAGCTGTACGGCTGCACCGGCACGCCGAACGAAGGCCTGCGCATCGACCCGGTGGAGCAGGCAAGGCGCATCCGGGAGGCAGAGCAGAACGACCCCATGCTGCGGGGCAGGCAGATCACCGGCGTGGCAGACCCGGCCATCTTCAACGAGAGCCAGGGCGAGAGCATTGCCGAGATGCAGGAAAAGCACCCGAACTACGTCTTCTGGAAGCCCGGCGACCACACGCGGCTTGCGGGCAAGATGCAGTTCCACTACCGGCTGGCCTTCGACCGTGAGGGACGGCCGATGTTCCAGGTGTTCGACACCTGCAAGCATTTTATCCGCACCATCCCGAACCTGGTCTATGACGAGAGCAACGTGGAGGACATCGACACCACGCAGGAAGACCACATTTACGACGAGTGCCGGTATGTGCTGATGGAAAACCCGCTGAGCCCGAAGCAGGCGGTGCGGGATGTGCCGATGAAGGACGACCCGCTGGACCTGGACAAGAGAAAGAGCCGGACGCGGGTGATGAGGGTGTAG